CCTACAATGATGAAATGCGTGGACAGGCCATACTTCAACTAACCCAAATAGGACTACAATTTGATGAAAGTAAATCTGACAACCCTTTTGCTTACTATACTGCTGCTGTTACTAATTCATTCGTTAGAATTATCAACATTGAAAAACGTAACCAAAATATTAGAGACGACATCCTCGAAATAAATGGTATGAATCCAAGTTGGACTCGTCAGAATAGTGGTAGTGGTCCTGCAGCTGGTCCTGTGACAATCACTACCGGCAACGAAGAAGATTGATCTTTATAACAAAAGAGTTTAAAATATATCTATGAGTCTATTTAAAAAGGTAGCCTGTTTCACTGACATTCACTTTGGGCTGAAAAGCGGTAGTAGAGTCCATAATCAAGACTGCGAAGATTTTGTCACTTGGTTTTGTGATACTGCTAAAGCACAAGGTTGCGAAACTGCAATCTTCCTAGGTGACTGGCATCACAATCGATCTACCACCGATGTCAGCACAATGAACTATACCGTTTCAAATCTTGAGAAGTTAAGTCAGAGTTTTGAAAAAGTTTATTTCATATTGGGCAATCACGATCTATTCTACAAAGACAAGCGTGAAATTAATTCCATTGAGTTCATGCGATTATTTCCAAATGTAATTCCAATTAAAGAAACACTCACAGAAGGCGATGTAACTATCATGCCTTGGTTAGTGGGTGAAGAATGGCGCAATGTATCTAAGATCAAAAGTCGATATGTGTTTGGACATTTGGAATTGCCCCTATTCTACATGAACGCCATGGTACAGATGCCTGATCACGGGCAGTTACAGGGCGATCACTTTGTGAATCAAGAGTATGTGTTTAGTGGACATTTTCACAAACGTCAATCTAAAGGCAACATCACTTATATTGGCAATGCTTTCCCGCACAACTACGCAGACGCAGGCGATGATGAGCGTGGTATGATGATATTAGAGTGGGGTGGGAAACCTGAGTACTTAACTTGGGATCAACAACCGATATATAGAACATACAAATTAAGTCAGATCATCGATACACCAGATAAACTTCTGCGTGAAAAGATGCATTGTCGTGTTACCATCGATTTACCAATTAGTTTCGAAGAAGCTAACTTTATCAAAGAACAATTCATTCCGCAGTATAATCTGCGCGAGTTGATGTTGATTCCTGAAAAAGTTCAAGTAGAATCAAATGCTACTCCTATCGATATCACATTTGAATCAGTTGATACTATTGTTATGAATCAGATCAATGCCATCGAAAGCGATACCTACGACAAAGCACTGCTATTGGATATCTACAAAGACCTATGATAAAAATTAAAAATCTAACAGTACGCAATTTTATGAGTGTGGGCAATCAAACGCAGGCCATTGACTTTGACAAGGGGCAACTGACTTTGGTCTTAGGTGAGAACTTAGACTTGGGTGGTGACGATAGTGGTGCTCGTAACGGCACAGGTAAAACTACCATCATTAATGGGTTAAGTTATGCAATATACGGACAAGCGTTAACTAACATCAAACGTGATAATTTAATCAACAAAATTAATTCAAAAGGTATGCTGTGTACTGTTACCTTTGAAAAAGACGGTGTTGAATATCATATTGAGCGTGGTCGCAAACCTAATTTACTGAGATTCAGTATCAATGGTCAAGAGCAGGATTTGGAAGATCTAGACGAATCGCAAGGTGACAGCCGTGAAACACAAAAAAGCATTGAAGAAATGATCGGTATGAGTCACGAAATGTTTAAACATCTTGTGGCTCTAAACACTTATACCGAACCTTTCTTAGCTCTGAAACCCAATGATCAGCGCAGCATCATTGAACAACTGCTGGGTATCACACTGTTAAGTGAAAAAGCAGAAAATCTCAAAGAACAACTGCGGCTGACCAAGGATGCTATTTCCACAGAAAACACACGCATAGAGACTGTGAAGGCTTCCAACGACAGAATTCAACAAAGCATAGACGCTCTAGAACGCAAACAGAAGCTATGGGACGAGCAGAAAGAAACTGCCATAGAGAATCTTAGAAAAAGCATGGATAGACTCAGTACTGTTGACATTGATGTTGAGATTGCAGCACAAAAAACATTGATAGAATGGACTGCGAATAAAAAAGAACGTGACAATCTCGTGTCGCTGATAGCAAAACAAACAGCTACTTTAGACCGTGAACAAAAAATATTAGAGAAACTAGAAGAGGAATCAACTCTGTTGGCAGCTCACAAGTGTCATAGCTGTGGTCAGGACATACATGATACTAAACATGAGGACATGGTTGGTGCTAAAGTCAAACAAGTAGAGGAAAGTCGTACATCTATTGCGGAACATCAATTAGAACTTGCAGCATTCAACGAAGCATTAGGTCTGGTAGGGGAACTGGGTGCATGTCCGCAGGTACATTATGACGGGCTGGAGCAGGCCCTGAATCATAAAAACACACTAAGTGGATTGGAGAAGGATGTTAGCACCAAGCAGGACGAAACCAATCCTTATCTAGAACAGATTGAAGAATTAAAAAACACTGCGGTACAGGAAATATCTTGGGATCATGCCAATGAGTTAGTTCGTGTCAAAGAACATCAAGAATTCTTGTACAAATTGTTAACCAACAAAGACTCGTTTGTGCGTAAACGCATCATTGATCAAAACTTGGCTTTCTTGAATCAGCGTTTGACCTATTATTTAGACAAGATTGGCTTGCCGCACATCGTGGAATTCCAAAATGATCTATCAGTTATCATCACACAACTAGGACAAGACCTAGACTTTGATAATCTAAGTCGCGGTGAACGCAATAGATTGATATTATCTATGTCATGGGCATTCCGTGATGTGTGGGAAAATCTATATCACAGCATTAATCTGTTGTTTATTGATGAACTAGTGGATTCTGGTATGGATTCCAGCGGTGTAGAATCTAGTATCGCTGTGTTAAAACGCATGACCCGTGAGCGTGAGAAGAATGTTTTCTTGATTTCACATAGAGATGACTTAACCAGTAGGGTGAATCATGTGCTGAAGGTAATCAAAGAAAACGGATTTACCAGTTACTCCAACGACGTTGACATTGTAGAATGACCACAGAAAGTCACGACAAGATGATTGCTGCTTTTCAGGAATACTTTAAGTGGCAGGAACGATTTGAATACAAAGGCTCAGACGAAGCAGGCATCAAGGCACGCTATTGGCTATCAGAAATACGCAATCTAGCATCAACTAGGCGCACAGAAATACAGGCAAAACGAGAATCAAGAAAGCTAGCCAGAAAAGGCATCAAAGGCAGACCTCCAAAACTAACTAAATGAGTGCAATGGACGTATCAAAATCAACCGGTAGAACAAATACCTGAAGGCTATATTGGCTTTGTTTACATCATCACGAATCTACACACCGGGCAGAAGTACATAGGCAAGAAACTAGCACAATTTAAACGCACTAAACCACCACTCAAAGGCAAAAAACTTAAAAGAAGAAGCACAGTAGAAAGCGATTGGCGCGAATACTGGGGGTCATCTGATAGGTTAAACGCGGATGTCCAAGCATTAGGTCCGGAAAACTTCACAAGAGAAATACTGTACTATTGTCAATCCAAGGCAGAACTAAGTTATTTAGAAGCAAGAGAGCAATTTGAACGCAGAGTTTTAGAAACAGATGACTATTATAATGGCATTATAAACGTCAGAGTTGGCGGTTCAAACATACTCAGACAACGTCTTTTAGAACAATCAAAGGCAAAATAAAGCGGTTTTTTGGCTAGCGCAGGCCTAATTTCGTGCGCTCTATACCTGGTCTACGTGTCTCAGGGACGGAATTCCATGCCGCAATGGTACTCAGCAACTACCCGTTTGGATGAAGATCACTTATAAGACCTGTGATTTTGCTGTTTGAAAAGGAATAAAAGGGCAAAAAGAAGGGAGAGAAACCCTTAGGTTATTGCGTATGTTAGCGTATGCGTAATAATCCACCGTCATATTGACTGAGCTCGTGGTACCGGATGACCGCCACTGTAATGCTTTAACGCTAGGTGTACTGTGCAACTCGCATAATGTTACATTCTTAACCCGTGTCTGGGTTAAGTGTGACTGAACAATCTGCATAATGCTAAAATGCTTCGCATTTATAGTTCTTCATAACTTC